GTTACGAAGCCCCCATCAATCGAATCTATATGGGGGACGGCACTGGATACAGTTTTTCGTTCAGCAAGCGTGTGTCATCCACTACAACGGATTTGATGACGCTAACTGATTCCGGCAACCTCGGCTTGGGGGTTGATCCGAGTGCTTGGGGAAGTGGCGGCAATCTTGACTTGCCTAGTGGTGGCGGGGTTTCGTTTGGGTCGTCTGGTGGTGTTATTGCATCAAATGCTTACTACAACGCTGGCTGGAAATATAAAACTAACCAGTATGCTGTTAAGTATGACCAACAACAAAACGCAGGTCAACACCAGTGGTACACCGCCCCCTCCGGCACAGCAGGCGATCCGATTACCTTCACGCAGGCGTTAACGCTGGATGCGAGTGGGAATTTAAGAATTGCCCTTACAGGCGCTGCATATAACACAGAACGTCTTACTGTTTTTAAGTCAGGAAATGCAGAAGCGGCTGCGTTTGTTAATGAAGCCGGAGCAAACAACTACACAATCGCGGTTAGCAATCGAGCCACGACCGGCGACAATTTATTTGCAGTTTTTGCGACTGAGAGTAGCGATACTACAAGAGGCAGCATTGTTTATAACCGTGCAGCAGGACTGGTCGCTTACAACACCACCTCAGACTATCGTGCGAAGGACATCATCGGTCTGGTGCAAAACCCCGGCGCAACGATTGACGCGCTGAAAGTCTACGAAGGTGTGATGAATGGCGCGACACGCAGCCGCCCGATGCTGATTGCACATGAAGCTCAGGAACACGCTCCCTACGCTGTCTCTGGCGTCAAGGACGAAGTGAACGAGGACGGAACACCCAAGTTCCAGCAGATGGATGTATCTTCTCTTGTTCCGTTACTGATTGCCGAACTTCAATCGCTCCGCGCTCGCGTAGCCCAACTCGAAGGAAACTAACATGACCCCAGTCTGGACGATCTCTCAACTCGACCGCCGTACCTCAGACGGTTTCGTAACCACGGCTGTGTAATACAATGGTTGCAGCTCTTACAAATGAACAATTTATCGAAAGGGCCAGACAGGTTCATGGCGATAGATTTTCATATGAAAGAGCTGGTTATACCCGTAGCAAAAAGCACGTAACTGTTACTTGCAAAATTCACGGTGATTACAAGGTGTTGGCTGCCGTTCATCTTTTGGGATACGCTTGTAAAAAATGCGCCCATGAAAAGATCAAAGGAACAAAAAAGCCAATATCTAGCGTAGAGCAGTTTGCTAAGCTAATAGCAAAGACAAATAATCAAATGGTATTTGACGGAGCTGTTTGCAAAACTTGTAATCAAACCAAACGGTATGTTTGTAACAATTCATGTTTTGTTTGTGCAAAACAACACCGGAAAAAATCAAATGCAAAGTGGAATGATGCAAAACGCAAAATCTATAGACAAAGCAACATTTTTTCTAAGTCTGTAGAAGTACAAAATTGGATAATTTCTATTTATAAAACAAAAAAAGAAATGCAAGAGCAGTTTGGTGTTAAATTAAATATAGATCACATTATTCCGATAAACGGGAAAAATGTATGTGGTTTGCACGTTCCATGGAATATGCGTATCACTACTGAAAAATTTAACAAATCAAAAAGAAATTTGATTGAAGATTCTGTCGGTTGTTTTGTTCCTGGTCATGTAAGAATCCATGAATCAGCCTTACCTTGGAACTTGAAAAAGGATCGTGAAAATGGAAATCGTTTGGCAAGTATCGCAAACTGAACGTCGTATTTCAGACAATTACGTTTTTGTGGTGCATTGGTCTTGCTCCGCACAAGACGGTGAGTTCTCCGGTCGCGTGTACAGCACCTGCTCATGGCCCGATGGTCAGCCGGTGATCCCGTACCAAGACCTGACGCAAGACGAAGTACTCAACTGGATCTGGACGTCTGGCGTGGACAAAGACGCAACCGAGGCTGCTGTTGCTGCCCAGATCGAAGCTCAAAAACATCCCGTAACTGCAACTGGTGTACCTTGGAGTCAATAATGAACGATCAGAAAATTGAACTGTCCCTGAGTCTTGTAAACGCTGTTCTTCAGTATCTTGGGACTCGCCCTTACGCAGAAATCTTCCAGCTTGTTCAGGCAATTCAAGCTCAAGCTGCTCCGCAGGTAACCCCTGCTGAAAGCGACGAATCAGCCGAAGCCCTGCCAGAAGCTCAAGTGGCATAAAACGCTGAACTAACCGATGGTGCAGAGATGTGGAAGTGGTTTCTTCTCCTGATCCCTGCTGTAGCTTACGCTCAGGCTCCCACAGCCTTTGCACCGTCGATGTCAGCCATGTCTCAGGATGTTTGTGCAGTTCCGGTCTCTGGTGCTGTCTCCTCCACAGTCATAGGTTTCTCCGGCGGGACTGTCGTAAAAGATGAAAACTGTGAGCGGATAAAGCTCGCCAAGGTTTTAAATGACATTGGTTTAAAGGTTTCAGCCGTAGCAGTTTTATGTCAGGATCTGCGTGTTTGGGAGGCTCTTGAGATGTCTGGAACTCCTTGTCCAATTGGAGGATCGATTGGTGATGCGGCGCGGAAGGCTTGGATTGAGCTTCATCCTGATCGGTTCATTAAGCTTTATGGCAGGGTACCGTGATGTTTACGCCTGCCCTTGCTCTTCTCTTAAAGGTTCACCAACGTCGTGTAGAACGATCAAAATTGAACCTTGCCCCTCAGGTCAAGTTGGAGGACAAGCCCTCTATCGAGACTTCACCTGTCTCAATTCAAGTTTCACAGATACCGGCTTTTACGTCCACCAAAGTACCTGCAAACCCAAAGAAGTCCCGACAAAACCCGAAGACAAACCAGAAGTCCCGACCTGTACTCCTAAGTCAGAAACGAAAACAGAGAGCTGCCAAACAGGCTACGCAGGAATCCAAACCTACGTCAGAACCAACATTTGTGTGGAAGGACTAGAGAAATGGAACCCTTGGCAACAAACCGCATCCTCGTGTCTGCAAGTCAATCCGCTTTCCCCTCTGTTCATTCCTGCCCTGTATCCCCGTGGAGAATCTGTAACTGCGATCCCGGAGACTGTGCAGACACCCCCATCGAGCAGTCCTGCTCTCCCCCAACCTTCATTGAATCAAACACCACTCCCTCCCCAGATTGATATCAGTCAGGCAGGATTAGAAGGCATGAGTCTCGATGGATACCGAAGAACGCAAGACTTTCTCGCTGAGCTTGTCACCTCAGATGCTTCTTGGCTTGATCCTAACGGCCCTGCCGGTATTAGCTGGCAGCGGCTACGCAGGAGTGATCTTTTTCGAGAAGATGAAGGCGACGATTGAAGCGGTTGATGATTATCAGCCATATGACGACACAGCGTTTAAAGAAACCATCAAGAGCTTTGAGATCGAACTGAGAGCGATAAAGGAAAGGCAGTTGCAGACCGCAGAGGCTGCGGTAAGGGTGGCAGAAAGAGCGTCTGATGCGATTGCCTTAGCCAGAGAAACGAAAGCCCTGACAACGGGTGGAATCAGCGAAGCAAAGGCAATGGGAAATGAAACGAAGTCAATCGCTGAAAGTCAGGCTAGGGAGATGAGAGCTGCATTAGAAGCGCAGACAAGGGAAGTGAATGCGAGACTATCGGCGTTGAAACAGGATCTGGATTCGACCGTCGCTGCACTCAGGGCAGAGATGGCACTACTTAAACGGGCAACCACAAACCCTTTAAGCCGATGAAAGACGATGACGATTTTCCCGACAAGTTTGCCGCTGAAGTCGGTTTCCTGATCGGCGTTATCGGTATATGTGCAATTTTGTTAGCCTTGGTCTTAGGAGAGATGTATGGGTGGCTGGTCTACTGAGGAGGTCGAGGTCAGGGTCTGGGCGATGATTGCTCTTAGTCTTGTCTCGATCCTTGTCTTGTCTGTAATTTCCATCATTGCTGGTGTTCTGTTTGTCGAACACGACATGGATAAAATCTCTCCGATTGACACGCAACTTATCGGGATTTTGAAGGACATAATGCTGCTGGCAATTGGCGCTGTAGGCGGGATCGTAGGACGGAAAGGTTCCTATGCTGCGGCTAACCTGATCAAAAAGGGAGAAGAGGATGCTACCCCTCGGACCACTACTTGAAGTTGGCGGAAAGATCCTAGAGAGGGTTCTTCCTGATCCAGAAGCCAAAGCCCGGGCACAAGCAGAACTGGCAAAACTCGCTCAGGATGGTGAGCTTGCCAAGATGGCGAATGAGACGAAGCTCTTTGAGCTGAACGTCAAGAACACCGACTCTGCTCGTGAGATGCAGAAGGCTACGCGAAGCAAGATCCCGGCAATGCTCTCAATCGTTACTGTCGCTGGGTTTTTCTCTCTTTTGGTGGGTGCAGCAACGGGTTACATGACCCTTGCAGGGTCAGACGTTATGATGCTCCTATTGGGCGTTCTTGCTCGTGAAACGGCAAGTGTTTATAACTTTTGGCTTGGATCATCCAACTCCAGCCAGCAAAAGGACCTGATTAAAAAATGAACTTCGACAAAGCTCTTGAGAAGGTACTTCATCACGAAGGGGGTTTTGTGTCCCATCCCCGAGATCCGGGCGGAGCAACGAACCTTGGCTGTACCAAAGCAGTATGGGAAGAATGGTGTGGTCATCCTGTTGATGTGCAGGTAATCAAGGATCTCACCCCTGACGATGTTGGTCCTCTGTACCGTAAGAAGTACTGGGATGCAGTCAAGGCAGATGATCTTCCTGTGGGTTTGAATTACTGTGTGTTTGATACTGCCATCAACTCCGGTCCGGGAAGAGCGGTTAAGTTTCTTCAAGAGGTTGTGGGTTCCACGCCTGATGGTGTGATTGGCCCTAAGACCTTAGCTGCTTTGCGCGAACTTAATCCGAAAGCGGCAATTAACGCTTACTGTGACAAACGGCTTGCCTTCCTCCAAGAGTTAAGTACTTGGGACGTGTTTGGCAAAGGTTGGGGCAGAAGGGTTGAAGAAGTTCGTCAATCAGCACTTGAAATGTTGGACGCATCATGAAGACACCCGCTTGGACTCGGAAAGAAGGGCAGTCAAAATCCGGCGGGTTAAACGCTAAAGGACGTGCCAGTTACAACGCTGCCAATCCGGGCAAGCCGGGGCTCAAACCTCCTGCGCCAAACCCCAAGACTGAGAAGGATGCCAAGCGGCGTAAATCTTTTTGCGCCAGATCTGCGGGGCAAGCTAAGATGTTCCCTGAAGCTGCTAAAGACCCCAACAGTCGATTGAGAAAGGCTAGAAAGGCATGGAACTGCTAACATGACTGAGCAAACACACGAAACCACGAAAGCGGTGTTTGACGGCTTGTCAATCGTTACTGTTATTGGTACGCTTGTTGAAATGCTACCGTCTGTTGCCGCATTGTTTACCATAATCTGGACCGGCATTAGGATTTGGGAGACTGATACTGTGCAGAAGCTTCTAGGTCGTGAAGTCAAGGATGAAGACGATGCCAGTCAAAAGTGAATCCCAACGACGCCTGATGCAAGGTGTTGCAAAGAACCCGGCCTTCGCCAAGAAAGTCGGAATCCCTCAGTCCGTAGGACGTGAGTTTATCAAGGCCGGTACTGGCCGTAACCTTTCAGAAGGTGGTGAGATGAAAGAATCGAAAGCTATGATGGGTAAAGAGCTTGCCTTTATGAAGAAGAAAGGCGCTCCGAAGTCCATGATCAAGCATGAAAAGGCTGAGATGGGTAGCATGAGTAAGCCTCCCATGAAGAAGATGGCCTCTGGCGGTCTCGCTGCAGGTCACAAGGCGGCTAATGGCATTGCCCGCAAAGGCAAGACCAAAGGCATGCAAGTCAAGATGGCTCGTGGTGGGAGTTGCTGACATGGCTGAGCCTAAAAACCCCATTCGTAAACCTACTGCGGGTGAGCAGCGGCGCTTGGATCGTGGGCGTAAGATGATTCAAGAAGGCAGCAGGGCCAGTGATGACTTTTTGTCTAAGCTATCCACTACGTATAAGCAGCAAGCTAAGAATGACATGAAGTTAGGTCAGGAAGAGCTTGACAGGGTGCCAGACCGAGCACGGAACTATGATGCTTACAACCAAATGACGTACATGAAGAAGGGTGGCTCTGTGGGTTCAGCCTCCAAGCGTGCTGACGGCTGTGCAGTTAAAGGCAAGACCCGAGGTAAGTTTGTATGATGCCAAGCAGGGGTATGGGGGTTATCAGCCCCGACAAAATGCCTAAGACTCGCCGTCGCAAGGATGGGGACACCTTTGAGATGTATGCTGAGGGTGGGTCGGTAAAGTCTAAGGTTAACGAAGCCGGAAACTATACCAAACCCGGTATGCGGAAGGCCTTGTTCAACAAGATCAAGGGTCAAGCGGTGCAGGGTACGGGTGCTGGGCAGTGGTCTGCGAGAAAAGCACAGCTCCTAGCTAAGCAGTATAAAGCTAAGGGTGGGGGGTATAGAGATTGAAAACTCCTCAGCAGTCGCTTAAAAACTGGACTGATCAGAAGTGGCGTACTAAGTCTGGCAAACCGTCTTCTAAGACGGGTGAGCGATATTTACCTGAGGCGGCGATCAAGTCTCTTACCCCCGCAGAATATGCAGCAACAACTCGTGCAAAACGCGCAGGTAAAGCAGCCGGTAAGCAGTTTGTGAAGCAACCCAAGGGCATTGCCCAAAAGACTTCGAGGTTTAGATGACTACCTCCGGCACTACAGCTTTTAACCTAGACTTCGCGGAACTCGCTGAAGAAGCTTGGGAACGTGCCGGTCGTGAGATGCGTTCGGGTTATGACTTGCGGACCGCCCGTAGGTCGATGAACCTTCTGACTATCGAGTTCGCTAACCGAGGTATCAATCTCTGGACTCTTGAGTCAGGCACTCAGGTACTTACTCCCGGCACGGCTACGTACAATCTCCCCGCAGACACCATCGATATCATCGAACACACGATACGGACGAACGCAGGCAATGCTACGCTTCAATCAGACCTCACGATCTCTCGTATCAGCGTGTCTACGTACTCTGCGATACCTGCAAAACTTACGCAGGGTAGGCCTATCCAGATCTTTGTCGAGCGGCTCCGGGACCAACCCCAGTTTACTCTTTGGCCGGTGCCAGACTCTTCCGTCACCTACACCCTTGCCTACTACAGGCTCCGTCGCATCCAAGACGCAGGTACAGGTTCGGATACCCAAGACGCACCGTTTCGATTCCTACCTGCAATAGCTGCAGGGCTTGCGTATCATATTGCAATGAAGACTCCTGATTTGTCTACGCGGGTCGATATGCTCAAGCGGGAGTACGAAGAGCAGTTCAATCTGGCGGCGGGCGAGGACCGTGAGAAGGCTTCGGTTCGCTTTGTACCTCGTATGTATGGGCTTAGGACGTGACTAATAAGTTTGCCAGTAGTAACAAGGCGATCGCAGAATGTGACATCTGCGGCTTTAGGTATAAACTACGCGAACTTAAAGAAATCATTGTTAAGAACACGCCTACCCAGATCATGGCGTGTCGAGCATGCTGGACTCCTAGTCAACCTCAGTTACAGTTGGGTTCGTTCCCTGTAGAAGATCCTCAAGCAATCAGGAATCCTCGGCCGGACTTCACAGGTTATCCACAGAGTAGAGCACAGATTGTTCCGCTGTTTGGTCAGCAACTGATCTCAACAGCAGGTGTTTTAAACGTAGTGATTTCGTGAGGATGTTATGAAGCACTCAGATGTCAAAATGGACAAGAAAGCTGTTAAATCAGCCGTCCACAAACATGAAAAGGCTATGCACCCGGGTAAACCTCTAACTAAGCTCGCTAAGGGCGGTGGTATCAAGATTCGGGGTACTGGTGCAGCAACCAAAGGTACGATGGCTCGTGGTCCGATGGCATGAACTACACTGAGCTAAAAGACGCAGTACGGGACACCGTTGAGGTAGACATACCCGACGCGGTGTTGGACATGCTCACGCGGCAGGCGGAGCAGACGCTATATAACAGCGTGCAGTTGCCTGCGATGCGTAAGAATGTCACGGCTGCTATGACGGCAAACAACAAGTATCTCGGCACCCCCGCAGACTTTTTGTTCCCATACTCACTTGCCGTTGTCGATAGCTCAGGGGACTACCAGTACCTCCTTAACAAGGATGTAAACTTTATCCGAGAGGCGTACCCGGACCCTGCGTTGACGGGGGTACCCAAGTATTACGCTATCTTTGATGACAACACGTTCATTCTTGGCCCCATGCCGGATCTTGCGTACACCACAGAGCTGCACTATGCAGGGTACCCGGAGTCTATCGTCACAGCGGACACGACGTGGCTGGGTACGAACTTCGATACCGCTCTGCTGAACGGGACTCTGATTCAAGCGATCCGGTTCATCAAGGGTGAGCAGGCGGACGTGCAGCTTTACGAAACGCTATATGCCCAAGCCGTTGTGTTGTTGAAGCAATTGGCGGATGGTAAGCTGCGTCAGGATGCCTATCGCTCCGGTCAAGTCAGGGTACAGGTGAAGTAATGCTTACCGCTGGAATGTGCAACAGCTTTAAGGAAGAACTCCTTGAGGGCATTCACAACTTCACTACAGACACCTTCAAGGCCGCGCTGTACACGAACTCCGCCACTCTAGGACCGTCTACAACGGTCTATACGACTTCAAATGAAGCGTCAGGGGGTGGATATACAGCGGGTGGGAA